ATCCTAACGATTTAAAAAAGATTGTTGATTTTACAACAAATAATCCAGTATAGGGTATAAAAAATGGCTGCAAATTCACCAGAAGTACAAACGATTTATGATAGTGCAACGCAAACTGTTGTTAAGGTTAACGGTTACTGCGACACTACAGTTACGACTAATACGACTATTGTTGTGCCAAAAACCCTCGCTTTTGCGAATACTAATCAAACGTGTTTACTAGCATTAACTAGCATTCAATACGCAGTTCACGCTAATGGTTATGTTCAATTAGCATGGCAAGGATCTAGTACAAATACGCCAATTTATACATTTGGCCCTTCCTTGGCTGGAACATTTTCATGCTCTATTCCAAATAATGCTAGTACTCCTACAGGAAATGTAGTATTGGTTCAGCAAGGAATGGTTGCTCTTGATACATATGTGTTTATTTTAACTTTTGATAAAGTTGCTGGATATGCAAATGGTAATTATGCTTATGCTAAGGATGGCGGCGCAGCATAATGATTTCTTTTAAGTCTTTTATTTGCGAGTCTAAGCAAAAAAATACTCAAAGAAAGTATAGAGTTGCTAGAAGAATTCGTAGATCTAAAGGGCAAATAAAAGTACAACGTAATGTATTTGTTAAAAATAAAGCATTACCTAGTTTAAAAAGATACAGATTAGTTAAGAAAGGAAATAAAACTCCTAACCTAATTAGAATGTCATCTTCTGAAATTCGTCTTCGTTCAAAAAGAAATCCTTTAAGAGCCAAGGGGTTTCGTAAAGCGAAAACTGCAAAGAAGGCTCAACGTTTAAGAAAATGGAGACAAAGCATGAATCGCCGTTCGTCTCTAGGGATAAAGGAATAGAAAGATGAAACTAATTACAGAAACACTAGAACAAGTTCAGTATATTACTGAAGAAAAAAATGGTGTAAAGTCTCTTTATATTCAAGGACCATTCCTTGTTGCCGATGTAAAAAACCGTAATGGTAGAATTTACACTGGTGATATTATGGAACGTGAAGTCGGTCGTTACACTGACGAATATATAACTAAGAATCGTGCATTTGGTGAGTTGGGACATCCTGATGGCCCATCAATTAATTTAGATAGAGTCTCTCACATTACTACTGGATTAGTTCGTGAGGGAAATATGTGGATCGGTAAAGCAAAGATTATTTCAGAAACACCAATGGGTAAGATTGCCAAAGCTCTTATTGAAGGCGGCGGGTGTCTAGGTGTTTCTTCAAGAGGCATGGGCTCTCTTGTGAATAAGAATGGAGTTAATTACGTTCAACCAGATTTTTATCTTGCCACAGCGGCAGATATTGTAGCTGACCCTTCGGCTCCAGGTGCTTTTGTTAACGGTATTATGGAAAATAAAGAGTGGGTATGGAATAATGGTTTAATCAAAGAAGCAGAAATTGCTACGATGAAAGAAGCCATTGTACGTGCTAAACAAAAACAACTGGAAGAAATTAAGCTGCGTCAATTTGAGAGTTTCCTCTCAAAACTTTAATTTTATAAATAAGAATACAACATAGGAGTCTACTCAATGACAGTTCGTACACTAGCAGAAGCTGCCGCTGAAGTTCTAGCAAGATCAAAAAGCGCTGCCCCAGCAGATCCAACAAAGAAACTACCAAGTGCTAATTGGCAGGATCTTGGTGGTTCAACATTAGAAAACCCAGCAGGTGATTCAATCGGAACAGCTGCTGCTTCAGCAATCAGTGGCGCTACCGCACCAGGCAAGCCAGCTCCAATTGGTCAGGAACCAATGAAGAAGTTAGCACCACAGCCACAGCAAACAGCTGTTAAGGCTCTTGTAAATCCTCCAGCCGCAACACCATCGGGTGGTTATGATACAGCTGGTCATCCAGTTGCTTCTTTCCACGAGGAAGAAGAACTTGAGGATGATGAAATCATCAGCGAAGATGAAGAAATTGAGCATATTGAAGAAGGTTTAGCAGATAGATTAGGTGATAGAATCGATGCCGCTCCTTCTGATGAGGATGCTAAAAAAGTTATTGCTAAAGCATCACTAGCAAACCTTCATCACGTTAAACACTGGAACATGGGATTGTCGGGCACAAGAACTCACAAGTACATGAAACACGTCGATAGCGAAATTGAAAAGAGATATAATAGTAAGGATATGCACGAAGAAGTTCTTGAAAAAGAAGAACTATCGGAAGAAGAATTAGCCCAAATTCGCGAAGCCAAGTACAACATGGTTAGAAACAAGATGAAGGCTATGGGTTGTAAGGAAGATATTGACGCTCTATTCAACGGTCAAGATGTATCCGAAGATTTCCATAAACAAGCGGAAGTTGTTTTTGAAGCAGCTGTAATTGCTCGTGCAGTATCAGTTGTTGAAGAACTAGAAAACGACATTCTTGCTGCCGCTGAAGAATCAGTTGACGCAATCAAACAGGAACTAGAAGAGCAAATTGACTCATACCTAAACTATATGGTTGAGCAATGGGTTCAGGAAAATGAAGTTGCAATCGAAACTGGTCTAAAGACCGAGATTATGGAATCCCTAATCGGCGATCTAAAGACTGTATTCGAGAACAACTACATCGAAGTTCCAGAAACAAAAATTGACGTTATGGCAGAAATGGCTGAAGAAATTGAAGAACTAAATGCAAGATTAAATGAAGCTCTAAACGACAACATTGAACTTGCACAAGCAGTTACTGAAGCAGCCAAGTCTGAAATCGTATCATCAGTTTGTGAGGGTCTCACCGCCACTCAATCTGAAAAAGTAAAGACACTCGCAGAGGGTGTAGAGTTCACCACAGAAGGTGAATATGCTGATAAGGTTAAGATTATCCGTGAGAGCTATTTCACAAATAATTCTGACCAGCCAAAGGTGAATCAAGCATCGCAGGTTGTCGCACTAACGGAAAATAATGAAACAATTCAGGTAACTGAAATGCCTTCAACAATCAACCGTTATTATAACGCAATCTCAAGAACTACACCTCGATAAGAGAAAAATTTTTTTAAGGAGACGAATTAATGTATCTTTCAGAAGCAGTACAAAATAAGTGGGCACCAATTCTAGATCACCCAGATCTAGGTGCTATCACCGATCCATACCGTCGTGCCGTAACAGCCGTCGTACTTGAGAACCAAGAGCGTTCACTTCGCGAAGAAGCTGGTGTTCTACATGAAACAGCACCAGCCAACTCACTAGGTGGCGCAGGTTATACTGGCGGTTCAAACGCTGGTGGCCCAGTTGCAGGTTTTGACCCGATCCTAATCAGCTTGGTTCGCCGTTCACTACCAAACCTAATGGCATATGACATCTGCGGCGTTCAGCCAATGACTGGCCCAACAGGTCTAATCTTCGCAATGCGTTCAGTTTACGCTACATCAACAAGCCGTAACGTAGCAGCTGGCGTACCAGAAGCTCTATATAACGAAGCCAATACAACCTACTCTGGCGCTCTACTAAGCCCAGCTGATCAGGCAAATATGTCATTGACACTTGCTGGAACACAGCCAGGCGGTAACCCAGGTAATATAACATTCAACCTAGCAAACGTTGGTCTTGCAATGTTGACTGCTACAGCTGAAGACCTAGGCACTGGTCAGCCATTTAATAACATGGGTTTCTCAATCGAGAAGGTAACAGTAACTGCTAAGAGCCGTGCTCTACAAGCCGCTTACACCCTAGAACTAGCACAGGACCTAAAGGCTGTTCACGGTCTAGATGCAGAAACAGAACTAGCAAATATTCTTTCAACAGAAATTCTTGCTGAAATTAACCGTGAGGTTGTTCGTTCTGTGTACGCTGTTGCTGTTTGTGGTGCTAACACCACAGCAGTTGCTGGTCTATATGACCTCGGCGGCATTGCAGGAACTGGCGTACCGAAGGGTGGCGACACCGATGGTCGTTGGGCTGTTGAAAAGTATAAGGGTCTATTGTTCCAAATTGAAAAGGAAGCAAACCGTATCGCTAAAGACACCCGTCGTGGTAAGGGCAACATACTAATCGTCTCAACAGACGTAGCATCGGCTCTAGCAATGACTGGTCTTCTCGACTACCAGGGCGCTCTAACCAACAACACCAACCTAACTGTTGACGACACTGGCAATACCTTCGCAGGTACGCTATTCGGACGCACAAAGGTATTTGTTGACCCGTACTCGGTAGCTGGTACAGACTATGTTGTAGTTGGATACAAGGGCAACGTCGCTTATGACGCTGGCTTGTTCTACTGCCCATACGTTCCTCTACAGATGGTACGCGCAATCGACCCATCAACCTTCCAGCCAAAGATTGGCTTCAAGACACGCTACGGCATGGTCATGAATCCATTCTCGAAGGGCGCTACACAGAGTGACGGTTCACTAGCCGCAAACACTAATGTGTACTACCGCAAGTTCGCAGTAGCAAACCTACGCTGATAGTTGATAATAAAAACAATAACGATATGTTGAGTGTTTTAGGGGTGGCAGAAATGCCACCCCTTTTTTTATGCGCCTAAATAGTATAAACCATATCGGGAAACTTAAATGTTTGAGATAACGAATCAAAACTTTGCTCAGTCTACGAAATTTAAATTAAATTTTTCAAGGCTTCCGTACATGACTTTTTTCTGTAACTCTGTAAACCTCCCAGGCGTTTCAGCTGGAAGCACGCAACAGTTTACACCATTTTCTGACGCGCCAGTGCCAGGTGATAAAATTCAATATGAAACTTTAGATGTTTCATTTATTGTTGATGAGGATTACATGTCATGGATTACGGTTCATGATTGGATTCGTGGGATGACTTTTCCTACAAGTTTTTCTGAATATAAAAATTTAGCATTACAGCAAAGAACGCTACCTCAATCTTCAATGGTAGCGAGACAAGATAAACCTCAATATAGTGATGCTACATTAAATATATTTACAAACAAAAATAATCCAAATATTAATATAATGTTTAAGGATTGCTTTCCTGTCACTTTATCTTCAATTAAATTTTCTACTCAAGATTCTGCTGACGTAATTATTACTGGGGATGCATCATTTAAATTTGCTTATTATGATATAAGTAGGGTATAATATACAATATTTGTTTTTATTAAGTGGTATTATGAAAGCGTTACCTATTGATGAATTATTGGCTATGTGGGAAAAAGATTCAGTTGTTGATA